CAATACCTCAATATCCCAAATATACATAGGTTACGAGGCAAAAGAACATGATGCTTGGATAGTATGTGACTATAGTCTTCAGCAGTCTTTATCTCCATTACTAACTTACGCTGGAGAGTCTCGAACAACAGAAGTTTTAAAATTAAAAAGTCAGGACATACCGGAATATAATAGAGACTGGGGCGAACCTCAATAGACAGATTTTACTTTTACTAGGTTCTGGGTTCCTTATTTAAGTAAATTCAAAGCGTATAGCATGTATGTTGATTGTGATTTTTTATTCCTATCTAATCCAAATCACATCATGACGCATATTAATCCAGAACATGCTGTTAGCGTTGTACAACATCCACCTTATATACCACACTCAACAAAAAAGATGGATAATATTCCTCAGCATAGATCATTCAGAAAGAACTGGGCTAGCTTGATGGTATTTAATAATGAGCATCCATCTAATAAAATATTAACACCAGAGTACTTGAATAATCATAGGCCTGGGTTAGACTTTCATCATTTAGAGTGGCTAAGGGATGATGAGATAGGAAGTATACCTTTAGAATGGAATTGTCTAGATCAGTATTATCACTTGGAGGAACCAGCAGCAATTCATTATACGGATGGCGGTCCATGGTTTAAAGAATATCAGAATACAAGATATGGAAAAATATGGTCACAAACGTTAGAGCGGGTGAAGAAATATGCTCCAGAATGACATTACATTTTCTATAACTTATTATGGGCAAGTTAACCATCTTCAATATCAGCTGGACTTCTTTAGTGCACTTCCAGAGAAACTAAGAACTCACATATCACTTCAACTAATTAATGATGGTTATAATGATGGCAAGTTGTTCATCGATATCTGTGAAAGATATGCAGACATACTTGATATTAATGCCTATGAGGTAACTAAGGACCTTGGATTCAACAGTCATGGATGTAGAAACTTAATGATGATGGAAAGCTCTACGAAGTGGAATATGCTCATGGACATTGATACGTATCTGAGTAAACAAATAGTAGAAAATATGATTACTTTGCGACTGTCTGATAAGAAGATCTATGTGTTTAAAGTGACTTTTGATCATGATGACAATCCTAACGATTATCAATTGTGGGATCCAAAAGAATTATTAAAACTAATTGCCCATCCTAATACGTGGCTGATAACTAAACCAGCGTTTTGGTCTGGTGGCGGGTATGATATAGAGTTCACAGGAATGAGACACGGCGACGAAGAGTTCTTTTTGTCATTGGACCATGATTTGTATGAGCATGTTTTGTTTCATCCTTACTTAAGTGAGCCATCAGAGATCCATATCAGAAGACCTAATCGCAATAGGAGTTATCTCAATCAAGGTACTGAACATTCAGGTCATTTAACCAGAATCGTTGACTTTGTCAAGAAAAGGAATGAAGATAAGAGTAGGAAACATAAAAAACGTTTAATTTGTTTTCCGTGGAGGAAAGTAGTATGAAGAGTATAACAAAATACTGGCGTCGAGCAGCAATTGCAATTATAATTATTATTGCAGTTGGTTGGATTGGTGCGCCGATAATTGAGGAGGGGAATACACAACAGATTAGCTTTGATGCGGACGTTAATAATATTTGGAATAACGGACAAAGTGAATTGTTTGATAGTGACATATATTGTCTAGCAGAAGCAATATACTTCGAAGCCGGCAATCAACCAATTGTTGGTAAGGTGGCTGTAGCTAGTGTAATATTAAATAGAGTGCTTGCTGAGGAATATCCAGATACGATTTGTGACGTGGTACATCAAGGACCTATGCGCGAGTCATGGAAGAAGGACGGTACCTTTCATCCCATAAAATACATGTGCCAATTTAGCTATTGGTGTGATGGGCGTTCTGATACGCCTAAGTTTGGACCTACATGGAATGACTCGTTGGACATTGCAGGATGGATAACTGATCGACAAAGGGATGTTGCTGTAATAGACATTACTGATGGTGCAACACATTATCATGCATCTTATGTTAGTCCATCATGGAGTCACGAGATGCAGAAGGTTGTGCAAATTGAAGCACATTTGTTTTACAAATGAGTATCGCGAAGGGGACAAAGGATCATGCCCAAGGAATAAAAACACCTACCCAGTTTGTTGCTGAGGTAGAAAAAATAGTCAAGGAAAAGAGAATGAATTATCTCGATGCTTGTCTGGAGTATGCTCGTACTGCTAATGTAGAAATAGAAACGATTGCCAGTTTAATTAAAGGCAGTCAAACGTTAAAAAGTAAAATACAATTGGATGCAGAGGCTATTAGAATGTTAAAACCGACAAGTGGAGCGAAGCTACCTTTATGAAAGTAGCAGTAAGAATGGACGCATACGAAGCATATCAAAAATATTTAGCACTCAAGACTCATTTTAAGAGTGACAAATATGACTACTTTCGATACCATGGAAAGTTGAAAGGTGATAGAGCTAGGTTTGAAGTCCGCAAAGACAAGTACAGTTTCCATAAGATTTCTAAGATGAGGCACCCAGAGGATTATATGGTTGCTAACTTTTTAGTTAATTCAAATTTCTGGTCTGGGGATGTTAATGATGAAAAATCATTGGACATCTATAACGAATGGGTAAGGAGGAGGGATAGTAGAACGTATTTGTTTAAGAATGAAATTGAAGGCATGGACGATGACTTTGATAGTAATATCATGTGTAAACTTGGCGAGCATCCAAGACTTTTGGTATTGTACTTGCGCAAAGTAATTAGTCCGGAAACGTTAATCATTCTCGACAAGCTAGTTAACCACTTTCGCTATTGGAATAAATATATGGCCAATGATTTAATTTGGCCAGACGAATATAAGAAGCTGAATAAATATACACCCTTCTTCATGAAGAGTGTTGACCTAGGCACATATAAGAGTATAATAGTAGACAAGTTCAAAGATAAATCGTAATACTACGAATACAACGTAACAGGAGAATAAGTAAATGGCGAGTTCATTTTCACAACTAAAGAACAATCGGCAGACTCAAATCGAGAAGCTGTCGACAGAAGTATCCAAACTGCAAGGCCCGGCACCAGCCGGTGCTGATGAGCGGTACTGGAAACCAGAAGTAGACAAGTCGGGAAACGGACATGCTATGATTCGTTTCCTGCCAGCACCAGAGGGAGAGGACGTACCTTTTGTTAGAATCTGGGACCATGGGTTTCAAGGAACTGGAGGTTGGTTCATTGAGAGATCTCTAACTTCTCTTGGTCAAAACGATCCTGTTTCTGAGTACAATACTACTCTATGGAACAGTGGTGTTGAGTCTAACAAAGATCTAGCACGCAAGTACAAGCGTCGTTTGAGCTTCACATCAAACATATATGTTATAGAAGATCCTGCTAACCCTGGTAATGCAGGCAAAGTATTCCTTTACAAGTATGGGAAAAAGATCTTTGACAAACTGAATGATATGATGAACCCTGAGTTTGATGATGAAAGTGCAGTTAACCCTTTCGATCTTTGGGATGGAGCTAATTTCCGTTTGAAGATGCGAAACGTTGAGGGATTTCGAAACTACGACAAGAGCGTGTTCGACGAGTCCTCTGCACTGTTTGATGATGATGAGAAGCTCGAAGCAGTCTGGGGGAAGTGTCACTCTCTTCAAGAGTTGATGGAGCCTTCTAACTTCAAAAGCTATGATGAGTTGAAGCAAAGACTATACAGAGTACTAGCTCTTGACGGAGGAGCATCTACTGCAGCTGCAACGGCTGAAGATCAGGAAGTGAGCCGTCCAGCGCCAACAAGTATCGTTGATACTGAGGTAGTGGAAGTTGATGATGATGATGATAGTGTGGCTTTTTTCAAAAAGCTAGCTGATTAGTCTGGTCGGGAGTGGGCCTTCGGGCCCACTTTTTTAAAAAACTTCTAGGCTATCGCGCCAAATCTGCCAAACGGAAGATACCGCATCTTACCCCAGCCGGAGTTGTTGCTACTACCACCGCCACCGCCACTGGAGCTATTGTCAGAGTGATTGACTGATGTGGATCCGCCAACATAATTATTATTAGTTACGCGACCATCAAAATAGTTTGTGGATGCCCCACCATCTTTATTTATTCGCGCTGACGGGAATGCTGATGTAGTAGAGTTCATCGTGTCCGACGACCCCGTGAGGTCCTGACGAAAGATGTCAGATCGATTCAACTCTATCTCACTATCACCGGTGCCAGGCCTGAGGTCGAGGTTAGAATTATCACTCTCTTTTGGAACTACTGGGTTTTGAGGATTCTCGCCCAGCATCCAGCCGACCAACGCCCGGGCGGCCTCATCGGCTGCAAACATCCCTATGCCACCAGCAATTAAGCCGCTGATCCAACCAGGAGGGCCGGCGGGCCCGCCAGCGAACATCGCGGCCGCACCCATCGCGCCTATGATACCAGCTATTGGTCCTACAATGCTTTGCATCCGTTGCTTTTTAGTCAACGAGTCATCATTTATTGCTGATATAACTTCTGGTGCCGATAACGCAGCAAGAATACCTGGGCCCCCCAGCTTCGGAGAAATCTTCGATGCCTTATCATATAACCATTTAAATCTCCGAGAGTTTGTAAATGCCTTAAGGAGACCCGGCCGGATCCTCGTCGCCTGTGGCCTATTCTGCGGTCGCGGCGAAGGTGGTATGTTCGCGCCCGCGCGCGCAGCCGCGACGCGCGCGGCCGCGGCGTT